AAGATTATATTTGCCGAATAGAGCTCCTCTAACATAATTAGCGGGGCTTTTTTCTATTTTAAACTTAAATTTACCGCTAGTAGTTTTATCTTTACCAGCTCCCACCGCTGAGAGACCTTCATAGGCTCTCTGTAACTGAGCTCCAGCTGGCACGATATTAGTGAACAAAGATTTACTTACCATTTTGGCTCGTTGTCCCCAGTCTAATTTATTGCCATATTTATCTGTTCCTAGAACTCCGCCTCGCCATAAATCAAAACCGAATTGGATTGCTGGTGGCATACCCCATCTTAACGGGAAGCCAGCGTCACTCCATTTCATACCGAAGGCACTGCCGATGTAAGTGAATAGAAGAAATGTGCTTAATAGGTATCGGATAAGTTTTCTCCATTCTTTATCGCCGAGCATGTGACCGATAAATTCAGTTTGTTTTAGTCCGAAGGTCTGAAATTGAGCCGCCATTTTAGCTATATCGCTGTTTAAAGCCACTGGAGTATCTAATGGACCAAATAAGAACTGAGTTTTAGCTGAGACAAATTTACCATACTGGATAGCATCCTGAAGTGTTGGAGTATAATCAGCAGGTCTTTCTTTACCTAAAGCTTCTCTAAAATCTTTATTATTAACTTTATTATTAAGAAATTTTGCTTTAGCTCCGTAATACGCCGCACCACGATTCATTAGTTCTGAAGCGTTCATGTTTAAAAATAGAACCTTATCAAATCTTTCCATAAATTTTTTAGTAGCACTATAATTTCTATCTTCAATAAATGGGGCAATTAATACTCCGTTTTCTTCTAATTCTTTAGCTCTAAATCTTACTAAGTCGATATAACCTTTAGTGGTATACCAGGTACCGAGTTCGGCAAAAGTATTAACCCCTTGGGTTAAGTTTTTAGCAAAAGATATAATTGACCCACCGATTTTAGCTCGGGAAATCATCATTCTTATAAATCTGGTGATAGAAGCGGTAGGTCTAGCCCCGAATAGGTAGCCAAATCTTTCCTTTATATGATTGTCGATGGAGGTATCTAACGCCGTTGGTCTCAAATTCACCGCACCTAGATAACTATTGAGATAATTTAACTGACTGGTGTCGGTTAATTTGGCACTAGCTTCTTTTAGTTCTTCCAATGCCGGGTCCATATTAACCTTACGAGTGGCTCGTTTAACATAAGCATCTAACGCCGCCCAGGTATTTTTGATATAACCTTCGGCACCTTGCCTTTGTAATAAGAATGGATTATAAACACTACCCGGTATTTTCTTATTGATGATGAAAGCTATTTCTTCAGGGATTTCTCCACCCTTACCAAACGGGAAAATGTGAGTGATGTAATCTGATATGCGAGCATCCGGCTGCATTCCTAATCTATCAGCCCATTGACTTAACCAAGTTTTTATTTCTCCGGCTACTCTAGTTTCTTCTTGGTTCAAAGAAATTGATTCACCATCGAGAAAACGGAAAATCTTTTCGTTAGATTCCTTCGAGACTTGTTTGGACCAGGCGGTAATCTTATCTATATTTTTAGGAAGTTCCGCAACATAACCTTCATAACCCTTTAATAATTTTTGGTAAGATGGTCTGATTCCCATTCGTTCAAAAACTTTCCACGGTGTGCGGATATAATCTATCCATCTGACTCTCTCGTTTATTGGCGTTCGTTTTTCACCATTTAAGACTGTTTCTAGGGGTTGGATGGTTGAACCAATATCTGGGGGTAAACTTTGTTTACCGGCTTGTTCTATTTTTTTAGCCATTCCAGCTGGTGATTCTTCTGTGGGCGGCATAAGTGTTTCAACCGGAACTTCCTTGGTAGCTGTTTTTTTGAATAAAGAAGGCTGTTTAACTGGTTGCATCCCTTGAGTTGTCGGAGCTAAGAACATTTTCTGTAGTGCCTGTTTAAAGCTTGGCGATTCTTCATTATAGAATTTAGTAAGTGGTGTTGACTTGTCACCAGCTAGAACTTTATCGAATATAGAGCTCATCCTTTTTACGGCTGGGACTTCTTGCCTAAGAACTAGATTTCTCAAACGACTATAAAGTTCTTTAGCAACCCTATTTAGCAAAGGTTCCATTTGCTGTGCCGGAACTTTATTTTCAAAAACATAATCAGAAAAACTTTGAGCAAAAAATTCTTTTACAGTTTTAGAATAATACTTAGCTCCAGAGTCTGGACTGCTACCTTTAAAAATTTTAATTCTTTCGTTACGACTAAGTTCATTAAATACATTTTTAACTATATCTCTTTCTTCTAACGTTAAAATTAAATCCCATCCAGCATGACCAAATTCGTGAACAAAGACTCTACTAGCTTGTACGTGGGAATTTTTTTCAGCTAGACCTTTTTGCATCTTAAATTCTTTAGTTATAGCATTATACTGCCCAAGAGTTTGTCTATATCTACTATTTGCACCAAACCTTCCATTATCAGAAAATTTTATTGTCTCGAGAACTTTATCATCAACTCCTTCAAATAATGTCCTAATAATCGTAGCCTCTTCCGGAAATATTGTGCCATTTTTGACCATTGTATCTACATACTCGCTTAATTTTCGATAACCAGGGCGGGTAGCACGATACTGGGCATCAAGTTCGCCGATGGTTTTGGTGGTGTCTATCGTTTGCTTATTAGGTCTTATTAAAACAATATTATTTGGCTTAGTCGTATCTATTGGTTCGCCGTTTTCCTGAACAGCTCCTAATTTGTCGAAAAATTTAGATGATTCAGGAGATTCTGCAAAAGCTTCCAACCTAGTCGCATTCGGATATTTATTAAATAATGCTTCTATAGCTGACGTTCCTAATCCTTGACCAGTTTTTTTACCAACATTTATATCTTCTAAGAAAATAGATTTACCATCATTAGTGACTGACCATTCAATATAACCTTCTCCGTTAGTGCCGAATCTCGCTTCAAATCTTTCGGTTCCATCACCACTGTCAATCATTTCAATATTTTCAATATTTATTCTATTTTGTCCAGACACATCTTGAACACTTAATCCAGGCTGTATATTCTTAGTAGCATCTACAACCCCTAAATTCTTACCGGAAGATTCCGCCAAAGCTTGAGCAGTCTTAGGTGCGTATTTATTTATTGCTTGAGTTCCAGCTCCGATGCCACCGCCAGTAAGACCGCCAACAACTGGAGTTAAAAGAACTTGTCCGCTAGTAAAGTAATCTTTGCCAGCCTGAATAGCCGCTTGCCTTTCAGCATCGGTCTTAGCTTCACGATAATCGTTAGCCATCTTAAGAAAATCCTGAGCAGATTCAGTACCACCTTCCACTGGGAAGGCTCGTGCAAAAGCTGAGATGATAGAACGACTTGGTTTTCTTAATAAAGATTCTATAGTATTTCCTAAAAATTTATCGAGTATCACATCAATTCCAATATTAGTAACGCTAGTAACAGCACCTTTATTTTCTATCTGTTCACTAGCTGAAAGGGCAGTCCAGTAAGCTGTCGCTAAAGGCTTACCAGCGTATGGAACAAAATTTAAAGCAATACCTAGAACAGTTTGTGGTGCAGTATCGAACAATTGGTTTTTTAATTTATTTAGTAGTGATGGGTCACCAGCTTGTGCCGCCTTTTTAGCTTTATAAACTTCGGTAAAAGTTTTAGGTCCGACAGACTGGACCATAGATGCAATCCCAGTCCAAGAAGCTCTTCTAGTCAATCCAACCATTGCTGATGATACGGCAGGGTGATTTAATACTTCTTTTATTTTTTTAGATGTTGTAGTTTCATAATTCGGGTCAACAATAGATGCGGTTATTGGAGATTTCTTTAAAGCTTCCTGTTTTATTTGACTAGATTTTAACTGTTCTCTAGCAAGCTCAGCTTCCATTGGAGTTATTCGTTTATCAGCTGGTTCGTTCAAACCAAAATAATCCTCTGCCGCTTTGGGTAGAAGAGTTTTAGCCACTTTAGTCCATAAACTATCTTCGGCAGGAGCTTTTGTTTTAGCTTGAGAAATAGTCGCAGCCGGTAAACTAGAAGTTTCCTTGACTGCGGTTCTTCTCGGACCAGTAGCTAATGGTGCCGGAGTTGTCGCAACCGGAGTAGTATATGAAGAGAGTGGTAACGGAGTAGTCTTAACAGGTTGAACACTAGCCGTTGTAGAAGTACTTATCGGCTCAAACGGATTACCTTTTTGAGAACTAGCTATCTTAGAAACAATCGGCTCAAATGGATTTTTTTTTAACATATTATTTTATTTTCCCCATATAGCACCCCAAACATTTGATAACCATCCTTCTTTCTTCTCGGGCTCAGCAGGGATTTGGTCTATGTAATAAGTTTTAACAGCTGGGAGTAGTGACGTTTCATTGATAGCATCAACTACTTCGTCAGCACCAACGTCTCCGTCCTCAATTGCTTTAAACCATGAAGCATAGGCTTTATTTATTTCTACTTCTTCTCCATTGAAATCAGTTGCCTTCTTAGGACTAACAAAAAAATTTATTAAGTCCTCATCCATATCTTCGATAACGCTAAGACTTAAACCAGCGTTTCTAGCTGCTGTCTGTAATTTATCTTTGGTAAATATATCTTTTGCCTCGCCTCTGCCCTCTTTAGTCGTACCAGTAGTCGCTCTCCATTGTCTGATAGCCTCGTTGGTAGCGAAGACTCGTTCCTCCATCGAAGCTTTCGAGGCAGCTGCCTTAGCGTCCTCTTCTTGTTTTGTTTTTAATCTAGCGAAGACATCATTTAAAGCCGGGTCGTAAACGCCGGCATAAGCTTTTTCAATTGCCGCTAACTCTGTTGGGCTGTAAGCAATGCCCGATTTATTACCAACTTTATACGGGTCGGTTGTACCGGTAGCAATATCATTTCTGGAATTATTTAAGTTAGTCGCTCTAGTTTGTAATTCAGCGGCTGTCTGATTAGGATTAGTCATAGCATCACCGGCGTAATTAGGTATTTCACCAGTGCCTTTAGGAACTTTATTCCCGAGATAAACTCCCCATTCTTCCGGAGTCATAATCTTGCCAGTCTTAGGGTCTCGGTATTTATCATAAAAAGAGCTCGATGCAGCAGATTGAGCTGATGCTGGAGGAGATACCTCGACACCATTTCTAGAAGCTACCTTTAACTCGTCTAGATTCAGTATTTTTTGATTAGTATCAGCGTAATAATAACTGCCACCACTTTTATAAAAATTCTTTTTAGCAGTTTGCTGTACCGGCTTAGCCCCAGTAAAAATAGGAGAGGGAGTTATTTTAGCTCCACCAGCTGGATTGAAAGTACCACCGCCATTAGGTAGTGTCTCTGTCTGCGGGGTTATCATAGACGGAGTTGAATTAGCAGTCCCCATACCGCTATAAATGTTTATTAAACTATTCGGGTTAACATTCTTTAGTGTCGCCCCACTTGTAAGGTCGTAAGGAGTTGTAAATGGATTTGGCATATATTTTTAATATTGATTAGTATAACCAGTAGCTAAAAGTTTATTTCCCTTGTTCCATAAATACCCGGCAGACCTCTTGGCACTATCGGCACTTCTTTCAGTATTTTTAGTTCCTTGATAATTATAAGTGCTTGGATTGTAAACGCTGGATAAAGGATTTTGACTAACTCCACCTTGAGCTGTACTAGGATTATAAGTATTACTACCTAAATTATAATATTGATTAAGCCCAGTCGCCGCAGTGTTGCCGTACTTGTATTGAAAATCTCTAGCCGTGTTGCCTATATCAGTCGCAAAATTTCTCTGATTGGTAGCCTGGTCTTGAGTATAAGCTCGAGCTAAATTCTTTTCTTTCTGTACTCGGCTGCCGGAAAATAGAACACCCGACTCAGCAGCGGTTGTATCTGAAGCAGCTTTATCAGCCTCAAAATTTTGTCCAGACTGTATTAAATAATCCTGGTAATCAGCTTGTTTTTTAGCTAAAGCGGCTTCAGCATCTGCCGTATCTTTAGATTGCATCGCTTCGTAATACAACCGGTTATCTTCCATCCCTTGAGCTAAAGCAGCCTGTTGGTCTTCCACACTAAAAGGTTTACCCTGCCAATCTACGATACCGCTCAAGTCTCCTCTTAAAATAGCATCAGTAATCTCTGAGGCAGTACTTCCATTTTTCTGAGCCGTAGCAGCAATTATAGGATTAGCGGCTTCTGCTGCTTCATATTTTATCTTATCCGCCTGTTCTTGAGGGGTAAGCCCACTAGAATTTTGTGCAGTTACCGGTTGTCCTAATTTAGCATTAGTAAATGGACTCGAACCTTGTCCTAAAATAACATTAGCAGCATCTTTAACGGTAGAATTTTTAAATTTGTTAAACTCAATGTCAGTTGCATAACGCCCATACTTCTCTTTGTACAGAGCATCAACATAAGCTCTGTTCACAATGGCAGAAGGATTGGCTGATGCAATATTTTGGTTTTTTAGTGCCATATTTTTAAAATTATTTTTTAGGTGGATTATCGCAATAACTCATTAAACTTGAGAGAATTGCCCTAAATTCAAGAACTCCGGCTATCTCCAATTTAACGATTTTAATATCATTACCGTTTGTTTCAATAATAATCTGACGCATTTTAGGTTCTTCTTTTATTTTTTCTTCTGACATATTTTTAAAATTATTTATTTATATTACAGCCATCAGGAGAATAAACTCCATTATGCCAATTTATAGGGTTATTGGCTTTAGCCATTGTTTGACCACACATATTAACAGGCTCTTTAAAAATGAAACAAGCGGTTGCTAAGAATATCGCTATAATTAAAATTAAAAAATATTTTTTCATAAATTTTATAATTAACTTCTTAAATAATATTTACTAGCATCGTAAGCACCAGTTGTTTGATAATATGCTCGTCCGTTTATTGTGATACTAGCTTCATTATCAAAAACCAAATTCCCAGTGATATTGACTGAACCATTCACCTTAAAGTCTGTACTAACTTGCCATTTTGAACTTGAATAATATAATCTATAACTTCCATTGGCATCGTAATAATTATTACTACAGACATTTCCTCCATAGATTGTATTCCAAGTATAGCTAGGGTCACCAAGCATGGCAATCCCATTAGTTAACGGGAGAAAGTCACTGTCAGAATATATATGCCCAGTCCCCGCTGATAAAAACATATTTCTGTTACCGGAAGTTGTTATTTTATAATAACCTGCGTCAGTCCCTATATATCCATAAAGAGTATTCGACCCATCACGCAATTCGAAAGCTAAATCGTAAACAACTATACCTCCCAAGGCTGACGACATTTTAACTCCAACATAATTAGAAGAACTTGTCTGAATTTTAATACCAGTCAAGATACCAGTCTGAATGTTAGTTGCAGTTATAATCCCAGTACTAATATATCCTCCGGTTATTAAAGTTGTACCATTCGCTTTAGCATTACTTATATCCGCACCGGCAGTCAATTGTGCCTGAGTGTTGTCGTAAGTAGAGGCTGCTCCCCAATCAGCGGCGTTATAAGCTCCAGTTAATCTTTGGGTAGTGCAAACCTTTATATTAGTACCATCGGTCCACAAATCGTTGAGATAATAAGGAGTGGTGGGTGTGGAGTAAAAATTCTGTCTAGCCGTTCCCTGACCGATATTTGTTCCAACAACTAATTGTCCAGTCGTTATTTTAGAAGCATTTATAGTATTAGCCAAAATATTATCACCAACTATTTGAGTTGCTTCTGACAAATTATAAGTTGCTGTAGTCGTATCCGGATTAGCAACCGCTACCAGAACCTTCCCTACTCCGACAGAAGTAGCCGGTATCGTAGTAGTTAAATATGTAGTGGTTGAATCGAGTAATGATAGATAGATATAAGTCTTCACAGTCATATTACCAGTATTGCCGGCAGAAATATTATAAGTTGTTCCATCAGCTGATTTAAAAACTCCGGTTCCCCAAGATACAGTATCGGAATCAGTGGAAGTAAAAATGCAAGTCTGACCCCAACCCCAGTTAGAAACATCGAGAACTGTTTGCGGGAATGTTCCTGGAGTCAACTGAGCACCGTTGATAGTAACATTTCCCATATTGATATCCTGGGCGGCCCCACCTGAGGGGATTGGAGTTGGTTCCGATTCAGAAGAATCGGCAGAAACAAAAGCAGAGTCCTTAGTCTCTAAGTTCTGGGTATTATCACGATATAGGAATCTGTTTAAAAAAAGTTCTGCTAACTTCATATATTAATTTTCTTCAAAACCTTTGACCTGAATTGAAAGCAATTCAGTCCCATGATAAATAATCGGAGTCCCTCGAGTATTACCTCGAAGTCTCATCCGGATATTATTAAAATCATCAGTAGAAGCGTTCGGGAAAAGTGCGTCATATTTGTCTCTAACAGTATCAATATCATTCCATTTATTCTCCGGAGTTTTTTCAGTTTGATATTGCAGTTCCATCCCGGCTCCGTTTTCTGACATAACCATCATACCGCTGATACTCTTAGAGAAAGAATACATCTCAGTGATAGAACGCCATCTATCAATTATTTCGTAATAGATAGCCGTTCCAAAATCATTGTATCCTGAATCTAATTTACCAACTAAGCCGGTGGAAGTTCCAGCGACTTGTTCAATAGTGGTGCCATCATCGTAGCGGACTAAAGCGGTGATGGCGGTCGAACCAAAATCATAGATAGTCCAGACCTGGGTAGAAATAGAATATCTCATTTGGCAATTTGCATAGGTTACCCCATCGACGGTAACCGGACCGATTGACCATTTAATAGCATCGTAACCATCGTAAATTCCAACTATATCATCGTAAGAAGTCCTTGGAATAGCTTTAATAAAATCAATTACCCGACGAGAAATTTCCGTAGGTTGACTATCATAAGTAAATTTGTAGAACCCGGAAGAGTGGTGAAAATAAACCCCGTCTTTGCCTTGGACTATAGACTCTTGAGAATAAGTCCCAACGTTATAAGCCGGGTACGGGTCAACATTAGTTGGGCTATAAACACGGTAAATATGATTTTGTTTGAATAGAAGTAAGGCTTTAGGCACTCTGAACAATCCGGTAATCGATTCGCCGTCCTGAGGCGAGAACTGAGCGATAAAGTTAGTAGTTAAAGTAAAAGTTAGAGGCGAAACATAAGTTGTGCCATCAACCGATTGAACAATATCCGTATAATATAAAATGTCTTTTGAAGCATCGGCAATCCAAACTCTGCCACCATAGCCGGCTTCAATAAAATCGCCTTTAGGCAAAGTAGCCGGTACATCAGTCGTATCGAAATTACCGCCATTAGAAGTCTTTGGGTCGTCTCCGGCATTACCATTGACCATCCAAGTTCTATTTAAAAATTGACTGAATCTAGCTTTACCGGAACCAGTCAAACTTCCTCTGACTGAAGTCCATGTCGTACCATTCCAAACAAAGATAGCTGAGCCAACGTGAGCAAAGAGTCTTTTATTTCCGCCCAGAATATTTAAAGTCCCGAAAGCTGTAACACTACCGCCAAGCGTAGTGGCAAAAGTAGCAACTCCGAGACGAGTTGTTATTGCTCCGATTCTATCGAAATTCATATTAACCGCCAACTGAACTGAATTTTCAGGACAAACAGTATCATTCAACTGAGCTGAACGGATAACCCCCTCGGTCGGATAAGGTATTTTAATATTTTTTAATGTTGACATATATAATTTTTTTATACCCCCACTCATCCGCAAAAATAAGTGGGAAGTAAAAAAACTATGTAGTGATGCTTGTGACTAAGCCATCAACGATAGTAATTGTTTGGACAGGACCGGTGGGGCCGGCATTAAAGCCATTGCCCGGACCGGTTGCTCCAGTATAGCCAGTGTATCCGGTAAAACCAGTGTAGCCTGTAAAGCCAGTGTAGCCTGTGTATCCAGTATAACCAGTTGGACCTATTGGACCAGTGTAACCAGTATAGCCAGTTGCTCCAGTAGCTCCAGCAGGGCCAGTGTAGCCTGTTGCTCCAGTAGCAGAAGCTGCTCCATCAGGGCCAGTGTAACCGGTATAACCGGTAGGACCGGTGAAACCTGTTGCTCCAGTAGCAGAAGCTGCTCCAGCGGGACCAGTGTAGCCAGTATATCCGGTAGGACCAATTGGACCAGTGTAGCCAGTGTAACCAGTGATTGAAGCACCAGTGTAGCCAGTATATCCGGTAGGACCGGTCGCTCCAGCCGCTCCGGAACCGATAGTCGCCCAAGACGGAACAGCTACCGTTCCTACATTCTGATAAACAGCTGAACCATCTAAATCTTGTAGCAAACATTCTTTAGAAAAAATGTTAGCGTAAGTGGCACCAGCGTATGGTGTTCCGCCGGTAATTGTACCGAAAGTGACCAACTGATATGCACTTGTGTTGCTTGGCTGTTCCTGTTGTTGAATATCAACTAACGGAATCAGCGGATTTGAATAAGCCATAATTTTTTAAGATGTTATAATTGTGCTGTCTTGGCCCGTATAAAGATTATTGAAGAGGGCTTGCACCAACCCTTCAAACTTTTTTAAATCCGGGTCGTCACTGCCCAAGAGAATATCCTTTCGATATTTAATAGCATACCGTAAATACCATTTATATATTTCCCGATAGTGTTCAGGTAATTCTTGGGTAAGACTCGTGACTTCATCATACTTCTTGTAGTAATCAATGTAGAGATTTGTACCCTGCATTGAATCTGATAATACTCTATCGAAAAACAGTTTGTCATCAAAGACAGTGTAATAGATAGGCTGTGAAACTGTGGGTCTCGACCAAACCCTAGTCCCCGAAGGGATATTTCGAGTGAGTCCAGTGACTCCAAGAAGTTGATTATTTGCAAAATCTACCGAAGTGTAAGCTATCTGTTCAATCGTTTGTGTATAAGCCGTAGTAGCTACATAAGCCACTCCGCCAGCTGTATCTGGGAAATCTCCAACACTATTTAATGGAATTGATACCGCACCGGCTAAAACGGCAGAAGTGGTGATACCGCCGGCAACTGAAAAGGAAATCTGATTCCACGAGCGTTTATCAATATATTTCAGATTGAACGGGGTCATAATATTGCCAATCATAAACCTGGCAGCTAAGACAGACTGGTCAGTTTCAATAAAATCAATATCGGTAGGTAAATCTACATAATTATTGCCAGCTAACATTTTAATAGGATATTCAAAAACCTGTTGCCATGCATGTCTAATCCCATAAAGTTTAGCTGTAGTGAATTTACGAGCATCACCAATCGCTGAAATGCAGAAAGGTATAGTAATCTTTGGGTCATTTTCGCTTACACCCATAGCTCTAAGGACTGGATAAATCAAAGCGGCGACCGAATCATCGGAGTAAGAATCAACGCTAATGGCATCTGAATAGCCTGAAAGTAGCCCAGTGAGTGAATTTTTCCACTGAATCTTATAATAATCAGTAGTTAATCCAGCCGTATCGTAAACAATAGTGCTTTGTTGAGTGGTAAAGATAGTCTGAGTGGCAAAAACTGAATAAACTCCATCAATTGTAGTGCTTTTTGACACTACTATCTGGTCCCATTTAAGCTCGCTGATAATATCGCCACGGTTGTGAGCCATCAAAGTCGCTAAAGTTACGAAAGATAGCGTAGTATGAGAAGACGAAGTTACTATCTCTGAGTTCTCCGCACCAATAGAAGATAACAATAATAAGATAGAACCTGCTGTAAAATCAGTGGAATTATCCGCCGGCACAGCTAAAACACCGGCAGCAATATTACTGCTCATGTAAGTAGACGCTTTAATATCCACCTGATTTGGGATATTGATTGTGTTTCCTATGTCATGAGTAATCTTTATTTGAGGAAAACTTTCCATATATTTTTAAGTTAATTGTCAAGCCTATCTTAATTATATAATTTTTCGAGATATAAATCAATTTAATTCTAGTTCAGCTAGCTTTTTGGCTAATAAAGCCCGGTCAGACTCGACGTGAGACCAACCTAGTCGGTAAGTTTTATCCATCTCGGCACCTTTAGAAAAGTGGAAATGATTAACGATAGCTTTATCAGCTCGTTTAAATATGCCGAGTTTCTTCATTTTAGCCATTAAGAGATTATCTACGCCGCAATGATAAAACTCAGTATCGAACACCTCGCCAATCTTCTCGATAATATCTTTTCTAATCATAAAGTGTTCATTAGCATTGCCACCGTCCGCAGATAACTCGCCGGTATTGAAAGCAACATATCCATCTTGACCAACGGCTAAAGCTTCAGTGATTGAGTCCGGAGTAAACTCAGTATCGTTGGAAGCAAAGACTATCCAGTCACCAGTTGATTCTTCCACGCCTTGCTTTACTAACTTAGGCACGCCAGTTCTATTCTCAAAACTATCTTGTTTAATGATAATCTCTATTTTATCTTGAGGATAATTTAATTTCTTGATTGAATCTAAACATCTAGCCAGTCCATCTTCCCTCCCTAGCGTCGGAATAACAAAAGTAATCTTGGGTTCTGATTTTTCCACTAAATAATTATCCGCCCAGAGAGCATCCCAGCTTTCGCCGTCCTCGTTATGGAAGTTTTTAAGCAAAGTTGTCGTAAGACCTAAATCCTTAAAATCCTGCTCTTTCCAGAAAGAAATGTGGTCTTGGCTCAAAACGCCAAATTTATTAGCCCTTGGTTGGTCCTCTAACGGTCCAAACACTAGCAACTTGACTCCTGCATCCTGTATTTCGTTTACGATTCTAATTGATTCTTCTTTTTCAATATGTTCTAGAACATCGAATATCATCACCAAGTCGTAGTCCTTCCAGTTGTAATCAGCCTTACCATCCTTCAATTCAAACTCAACCTCATTCGCCATCCAGTCTAACTGCTTGGCATTATCGATATAAGGTTGGTGGACATCTACCATTTTTAAATAACCGAATTTTATATTGACCAACTGCTTGGCAATCGCCGAGCCCATATCACCAATGCCGATATTCAAAACTCTCATCTTAGTTATA